CGGCTGCACCGGCCTCGGTGAACGTGACTTCCTCGAACAGGATGCGGCCGGGCTGTCCAACAACCCCGCCTGAGATGACTGGCATTGGAGTCTCCTTTCTCGGCCTAGGCCGCTACTAGAGACCCGTGACCGTGGCAAACGCGCTGGGTCGATACGACGCCAGCGACAGCCGGCGGGAGACCGCCAGCGCGACCTTCCGCTCGGTGAAGTACGTCGAGTGTTCGGACGATGCCTCCACCAGTACGCCGCCGTTGTTGAAGACCTGGGCGTACTGCTTGAACGCGCCGACGCCGGCGGTACCGGCGGAGCCGATGCCCGTCGAGAGGCGGACCGGGAGGCCCCAGAGCTGGAAGGCGTTGCCGCTGTCGCCAGGGTTGCCCAGGATGTAGATGCCATCCGTGGTCCGGGTCAGGCGAAGGTTCCACCAGTCGGTCGGGTGGAACACGATCGCATCGGGGATGGCGTCGCCGGTCACCTGGACCTTGAGGATCGCCTTGCCGACCGCATCGAAGGCGGGATCGGTGCCCTTGGCCTGCGTCTGGAAGCCCACCCGGATGAACGCGCCCCACAGTTGCGGGGTCGTGCCCGTGCCGGACAGGATCTGCTGATTGACCTCGGCCTGGAGCTCGTAGGCGAGCATCCCGGTCACGAGGGATTGCATCCCCTCGTTGTCGTCGAGAAAGGCGCGGGTCACCGGGATCCACGCCTGGACGATCTCGACCTCGTCGGTCGTCTTGGTCCAGACGTAGACCGAGTCCGTGACGGCCGTACCCTCGGCGCGGGTGGCAGCGTTGGTCGTGTTCGTGGTCTGGATGAAATATTCGACGTTATTCGAGCCGGTGCTACCGGACTGGTAGAGGCTCTCGACATCGCCGTAGTAGTTCGCCATGCCGGTCGTCTGCTGGCGATCGGCGGCCGGGTAGTGGTCGGACAGGGTGACGAGGGTCTTGGCCTGGACGGGCAGTTCAAAGCGAACCTTGGCTTCGGCGCCGTTCGCCATCGCCTTGAGGGTGTCGCCGTGCTCGGCGAACGCCTTGATGAACGCGCTGTCGAGCTGGTCCTTCGTCTCGATCCGGCCGTTGCCCTTGTTCTCGACCGGCTCGGCTCCGCCCTTGTTGGCGGCGATCGTGCCCTGCGGGGCGAGCTTGGCCGCGTTGACCTCGGCCGACTTCTCGACCTCGAGGGCCGACTCCCACGACTTCTGGAGCTCGGCCAGTTCGTCGTTGCGGGTGTGGAACTCGCCGACCTTGTCGGCGGACATGTCGTACCCGCCGTCCTTCTTGAACGTCGCGAGGAACGCGGCGTGCTCGGTGCGCTTGGTGGTGAGCTGGGACGCCAGCTCGGAAGCGGTTGCCATTTGGTACTCCACATGAAGAAGCCCCGGGGTTACCGGGGCTTTGGGGGTTGCGTTGACGGGAGGGGCTAGACGGGGACGCCCAGCCGTTGCGCGGTGCGAAGCAGGACGTCGAGCGTCACGGCGTCCATCGACTTCGCGGGTTCCGTGAGCAGTTCGCGGGCCGTGGTGAGTTGCCCGTCGAGCGTTTCGACGAGCTCCTCCAGCGCCGCGCGGTCCGAGCGGGAGAGCTTGCGGCCCTCCGAGGCACGAGCGGCTGAGTGGCCCTTGAACCGATCGAGCAGCGCCGGCAGGCCCTCGGAGTACCAGAGGATCTGTTCGGCATACGGGGCCCCGGAAGCCGGGGCTCCGCTCTTGATCGCGAGTGTGGTGGTGCCGACCCCGGCACCTTTGAGGACGGGCGAGACCTCGAACACGTCGAGCTTGCGGAGCTCGCGCACCCGCTTCCCGTCGAACGTGCCGGGGCCGGACGGCGGCAGGACCGCGTAGCCGTAGCTCCACTCCTGGAGATCGGCCATTGCCTTCGTCGTGTGGTACGTGTTCCGACCCTGGTCGGTCTCCATGAAGAACGACCCCTCGAGGATGCCGAGGTCGCCCGCCTCACGGATGGCACCCTTGCCGGTCGGCAGGGCGCCGTCCCATGACGTGTGCCCGTAGGCCGAGATCGGCACGGACTTGCCGACGGGCATCGAGCCCGGGAACGTCACGTCGTTGTCCGAGTCGATGACGTTGAACCGGGAGAACGCCACAGTGACGTCGCCGGTCTCGGACAGCTTGAACTCGAACGGGGCGAATGACTTGCGGAGGATCTCGGTCATCGTGGGACTCCTGTAGGGGTCGAGCCGTTGGTGTTCGCGAGCACGGCCTCCGCGAGAAGGTCGATCGGCGACGTGTTGAGTGGAGCCAAGTAGACCTCGCCCTGCCCGTCCGGCATCGGGTTCATGTTCTCGCGCTCGCGGATCTCGTCGCCGTTCATCCACGGCACGCCGCCCGAGGCGAGGCGGTAGGCGTTGTATCGGTCGAGCGTCTTCCCCCGCAGCAGGCTGTCCTGGAGGTGCTCGCAGAAGTACCGGCGGTCGCCGATGATGTCCTTGTCCATCTGCTGCTCGATCCGCACGGACGGCGGCCCGAGCGTGCCGACGACATGGTCGATGTTCGCTTCCTCGATGTTGGAGAACGTCGCCCGCGTGAAGTCCGAGAGCTTGTGCGGGGCGAGCCGGAGGCCCTGCGCGACCTCGACCGTCGACCACTGCTTCGACTCGAGGAACTGCGCGTCTTCTGGCGAGAAACCGGTGTGCTCGATCGTCATCCCCTCGTCCAGCACGGCGGTCCGCTGTGCGTTGGACAGGCCCGAGTGCCGCTCGTCCCAGCTATCGGCGATGTTGATCTTGGCCGCGGGGGACAACTGCTGCGGGTGCCTGATCGTGACGCCGGGGCGGGCGTCGTTGTTCAGGGTTCGCAACCCGTACTCAGCCGAGACCATCGCCGCCTCGAGGGCGCGCCGCATGAGCGTCACGCGGCTGTAGCCGATGAGGCCATCGAAGCCCCAGCCCGGGACGTGGAAGACGTTACGCGCCGGGAGAACGACGCCCGAGCCGTCGGGCAGGACGTACTTGTAAACCCGCTTGCCGTCCTTCCACTCGGGCGTCATCCGGTCCGGGCGGAGCGGCCACAGCCGGACCGGCACGCCGAGGCCATTCAGTTCCTTCTCGGCGTACCAGTTGCCCCATGAATACATATGGGCAACGCCGGTCTCGCGAAAGACCATCGAGGTCATCTCGGGGTTCGGCGAGTCGTGGAGGATCTGGTAGGCCGGGTGCTCGGGTGCTCGGCGCTTGCCCCGCTCCAGGCGCTCATACACGATCAGCGGCATCGACGCGATGTCTTCCGCGATGAGCCGGATGCCGGCCGTGAACGCCCCGACGCCCATCGCCGTGCTCTGGTTGACGGTGGCCGCGATGGTGTCACCCGACCAGCCGTAGGGCGGCTGCCAGCCGACGTTCGGCCAGCCGATGCCGGCGGCCTTCATGGCTCGATAGACGCTCACGCTCACTTACCCCTGACGAACACGCGCAGCGCGTTGCCGAGCGGCGAGAGGAGCGATAGCAGCAGACCAGTGATGAGCAACGCCCAACCTGGTCCAGCCACGATGGCGATGCCGATGAGGATCATGAGAAGGGCGGCTACCGAGTTGCGGGCATCCGTGTCGAACCCCCGGACGGCCCGGAGGAGCGCGACGTAGAGACGGAGCCGGGCGTCGAACCGTCGAACCGAAGGCGAGATGTTCATGGAGTCCTCAGTGGCCTGCAAAGGTCAGGCGCTCGGTTTCGTAGTTCGATCGGAACACGGCTCGGATCGCACCCGCCGCGATGGCCTCGGTCCGCGCGTGCCATGCCCAGCAGGCCGCCTGCGCGGCGTCGATCTTGTGGGGCGATTTGGGCCGTTCCTTCTGGATGATCCAGAGCGGAGCGCCATCCTCGTCACGCTGGTTCAGGTGCCGCTTCCAGGCGTTGCCGATGTGCGCCGCGAGGATCGGGCTACCGTCGTGCGTGATCTCGCCGGCGGCGATCGCCGCGACGAACGCCCGGAGTGCGCGGGCCTGGGCGATGGTCCGGGTCGGCTCCCACGCGAGCACCCGCTTGTCGCCGTACTTGCCGGCCCATTCGGCGAGTGGGCCTTGCCACTTCGACGGATCGGCGTACAGCCGCCAGACGTCGTAGTCGTGGAACAGCCCGTCCACGGCGGCATTGACCTCGCCAGTCGGGACTTCCCATGAGGTACCCGGGGGGAGGTCCGGGCGCGCCCAGACATCCACCACCCATTCGTAGCCGGTCGCGACCTCGCACGCCACGAGCGCCGTGGCATCCCAGTATTTCGACCCGTCGAACCCGGCCGTGATGAGCGCGCCCTTCGGGACCGTATGGACGGGCTTGACGAGGACCTTCCAGCGGTCGGAATCGAATGCCTTGCCGTCCGGCTTGACGGGGCGGTTCGTCCATGCCCGCTCGAGGTAGGCGAGGTCCGCGTCCGGGTCGTCCCACTGGCCCGCGATACCCTCGATGTCCGACCACGCAGCCGCGATGCCCGAGGCTTCGGTGATGGCCTCGATCCGCTGGCCGCGATCCGAGAGGTCCCACTTCTCGCTCGCCTGGCGATGGAAAAAGAACAGGCGCGGGTTGGGCACCTCGCCGGTTTCGATCTTCCGCGCGAAGTCGTGGGTCCCTTCCGCGACCGATTGCTCGCCGGGCGCGTACATCGTCGTCGTGGACAGTTCCCACGGGTCCGCCAGTGGGCGTTTCAGGAGGTTGGCTCGGGTGACCTGATCGG